CAACCCAAGCCAAACACCTGCCTCTAAGAAGATTCCGGTCGCTAAAACCACCATGGATAAGCGCGGTATGGCTATAACGCGCCCTGCCTCAAAGCAGCGTGATGGAACTCGCACCATTAATGAACCCGTTCAACAAACCAATCTTGCGTCCGATGCAAAGTTGGCTAAGACCGAGTATATTGATGAAGTTCGAGGGGGGGAAGCAGGTTCCCTCGTGTTGGTTGTTGATCGTACTTTCGATCAACTCGCCTTCTATCTCGCCTCAAACGAAATCCCTGACATGACGACTACCATGATCAATCACATGAATTATACAAATGTGTCAATCAAATTTGATTTCCACTTATTGAACGATTTCATTGGAGAATTGGTCATGACCTCGGTTGATAACATTAAGAAGCTCCCTCAAGACAACATCGACGCCTGGGTGGCGGAAAGGTTGGCTGCTCAAAATGGGGAAACGGTCGTGATTGACCTCGAACGTGTTAAAAACAGGAGGTTCAGTATTAGCATGCCCTTGCTGGGTGGTATCAAGGATTTCCAAGAGAAAATCGGTCAAATTTACATGTACTGCAAGACAGCTACCTACATCAAGCAGGTCGCTGTGACTGGAATGTCTCCCGCATCCAGCTCCTCTCTGACGGTCCACACAGGACCACTTGCAAAAATGAACGTCACTTACCATTACAATGAAGTGTGGCGCACCCCTGCCAAAAAACATCTTTCATATGACATTCAGGAGTATGAGGTATCTTGGGATGACATGCCAGTTGCCACGGGCACCATCACAGGCAGGACTTTTGAATCCACCCCTGTTTTCGGACTGGGTGAAGCAACGTCCAACGTTAGTTCCGTTCGGCTGGTAATCCCGAACGCTATCCCTGACTCGGAAGAAGTAGACAAATCTGCTGTGGTCGATCTGATCATAACAGTTGCTTCCAAGTTTAGTGATGGCCTCTCAGAGAACACTAAGAATATTTTAAACGTTATTGCAGATGTTGCCGGTGTAGTTTTGCCAGGTGTTGTGACTACAGTCGTAGATGTTGCTGCTTCCGTCATCAATTGGGTGATCGCTGAAGACACGTCAAACGAAGTTGTCGGAACCACTGGTGTGAGTAAGAACCAACAAAACGATGGTACAACCCTAATTGCTGAGGCAGTTGGCATTAGCACCAATTCGTCTTCCTCGCAAGGATTCAACGCCCTAACTAAGACACAAGTTTACCAACAAATTTCAAATGCTCTTTCAATTAACCCCAATCTTGTCCATTGGGCTGGAGTTTTGAATAACCTACAGCAGGATTATGGATTTTATCCTCGTGTTGCAGCCCAGTCACCAGTCACTGGCCCAGATGCCACGTATGTCATGGACATGTCTGTCCCCGTTTCAGGTGATGGTCAGGTGTATAACATTGCAACTAAGGAGTTGACTCCACTTCTTTCTTCAGGTTCTACGCGCGATATTAACTCCCATGAATTCGCCACCGAGTACCCAATTGTCCCCAAGCCGTCATTTCGAATCGGAGCTATTTACAACAGTGCAAATAGCATGACCCTTGGATGTTTTAGTCTACCCCACGATTCGCCTCCTCTGTTTTATCCGTTTGATTTTTCAGGATTTACAGTGTCCCAAGTCTCAGAGATCCTCGGATTTCCTGATCTAGCATTTCCAACTCATCTTGCCGCTGAGTTTGTTGAAGAGGTTATTGCAGATGGTCT